AATTGTTGGTCATGTAATACAGAATTAATTTGGGGTGGGGATCACGACATTCCTATAGAAGATGATGAAGAGCACTCAATAGTAACTAATTTATCTTGTCCTAAATGTGAAGCTTTAGTAATTGTTTATCACGATAAGAGAGAGGAAAATGAAACAAAAAACAAAAAAGCCAAATAAAAAAGTTGGAAGACCTAAATTTGTAGTTACAAAAGATATGTGTGAAAGGGCAGAAGCCTATGCATCTCAAGGACTTACATCGGAACAGATTGCATTAGCTCTAGGAATAGGTGAGTCTACTTTCTATGATAAGCAGAATGAATTTGTGGAGTTTGGGGAGGCTATAAAAAGAGGAAGAGGTAGAGGAATACAAAGAGTAACTAATAAGTTATATGAAAAGGCGTTAGAAGGTGACAATACTGCAATGATATTTTATTTAAAAAACAGAGCGGGTTGGCAAGATAAGATTGAGAAGGAAACTATAATTGAACAAAGGCAAGTAATAGATTTAACTAGGATAAGCGACAATGAACTTAGCAAACTTAAATCAATCCTTACCTCAGTTACTACAGAAGGTGGAAGCAGAGGAAATGAAGAGGTCATTGAAGGAGTTCACAAAAAACTCTTGGGAAGCGATTGAACCAGGAAGAGACTTCTACGATAATTGGCACATAGATGCAATATCAGATCATCTACAAGCAGTCGTAGAAGGCGATATAAAAAGACTTATTATAAATATACCACCAAGACACATGAAGTCTATTAGTGTAGCAGTAGCTCTACCAGCATGGACTTGGACAATACAACCAGAGAAAAGATTCTTGTTTGCTAGTTATGCAGGGTCATTATCTATAAGAGATAGTGTTAAATGTAGAAGACTAATTGACAGTCAATGGTATAAAAGATATTTTGGAGATACATTTTCATTAACTTCTGACCAAAACCAAAAACAAAGATTTGAAAATGATAAGACAGGTCAGAGGATTGCAACGTCTGTAGATGGTGCATTAACTGGTGAAGGTGGTGACATTATTGTCATAGATGATCCTCATAATGTGAGGGAAGCCGAGTCATCAACGGTGCGAGAAGGTGTTCTTGAGTGGTGGGATCAAGCCATGCAAACTAGATTGAATGATCCTAAAACTGGTGCCTTTATTATAATTATGCAGAGGGTACATGAGAACGACCTTACTGGACATATATTAGCGAATGAGTACAATGCTTGGGATCATCTATGTTTACCTGCAAGATATGAAATTGGACATCCAACACCAACGAGATCGTCACTTAACTTCACAGACCCTAGAACAAAAGAAGGGGAGTTGTTGTGGCAGAAGAGGATTGATGAGAAAACTCTTGATACTTTGGAAAAAAGTTTGGGTTCATACGCAAGTGCAGGTCAATTGCAACAAAGACCAATGCCCAAAGGTGGTGGAATATTAAAAGCAGAATGGTGGGTTCCCTGGGAAAAAGACGATCTTCCAGACATAGAATACTTAGTTCAGAGTTATGATACAGCGTTTAGTACAAAAGAAACAAGCAGTTACAGTGCTAGAACTACATGGGGAATATTTAGACAAAAAGGACAAGTTAATGCAATGGTAGTCGAGATGTGGTATGATAGAGTTACATATCCTGAATTAAGAAAGTTAGCACAAGAAGCATATGATGAATGGCAACCAGACGCAGTGCTTATAGAAAAGAAAGCAAGTGGTCAAAGTTTACTACAAGATTTACGAATGGGTGGAGTTCCAGTGTTAGCTTATTCACCAGATAGAGATAAGATTGCAAGGGCACATAGTAGCTCAGCACTATTAGAAGATGGCAGAATTTTCTACCCACAAGGAAAAAAATGGGCAAAAAACTTAATTGATATATGTTCTGCCTTTCCTGCGGGCGATAATGATGATATAGTTGACACTTGTACACAAGCTTGGCTAAGATTAAGAAAAGGTTGGTTCATCACGCACAGTACTGATTATGACGAGGATGATGAAATGCAAGACAGAAGGATGACAATATATGGCTAGAGAACCACAAGTAATTCCATTTGCAGACACAATGCCTTCAGATGACTTTCAGATAGAACAGTTAAATGAAAATGAAGTATTAGTTGGAGACCCATCTCTAGACTTTGTTGAAGAAAAAGAAAATGACTTTGACCAAAACCTAGCAGAAGAAATAGATGCAAAAGAATCAATTGCAGTTGCTAGTGAGCTTATTAAAAGTTATGAGTCAGATAAAGAAGCTAGGTCACAGTGGGAAAGTCGATACAAGCAAGGCTTAGAGACATTAGATGTTCATGGTGGTCAAGAAGAAGAAGAGAACCAAAGAGCAACTAGAGGTCTTAGTAACGTAGTGCATCCTATGATTGCAGAAGCAGCAACACAATTTAACGCAAGAGCAATAGCAGAATTATATCCAAGTGGTGGTCCAGTAAAGACTGTAATAGTTGGTGACCCAAGTGAAGAAATAGAAGAGCAAGCTAGGCGTGTAAAAGATTTTATGAATTATCAGATCACTCAAGAGATGCCTGAATACTTTCCAGACCTTGATCAGATGTTATTTCAGCTACCATTAATAGGACATACATTTAAGAAAGTTTGGTGGGATACAAATTTAGATAGGCAATGTTCTCAGTTTGTAAAAGCAGAAGACTTTGTTGTGTCACCAGAAAGTAAAGACTTATACACATCAAGCAGATATACTCACGTTATTCGTATGCCTAAAAATGACTTCAATAAGTATGTCAAAGCTGGATTCTATTTACCAAGTAAATATGATGGGGATGATATAGACCCTAGTGGTGATATTGGAAGTGAGATAGAAGGCGTAGACCCTTATGGTGATAGCTCTGATGAAATGATGACGCTATTAGAAGTCCATACTTACCAAACATTTAGTGATATAGATACAGACGATGAGACAGACGATGAGAATTTAGTTGCGTTACCTTATGTAGTTACAATTGATTATGACGCAGAAACTGTAGTTAGCATAAGACGTAATTGGAATGAAGAAGACCCATTGCAGAAAAGGCGTGATTGGTTTGTAAGTTATAAGTTCTTACCTGGTACTGGTTTCTATGGATTTGGTTTATACCATATGATAGGTGGACTAGGTAAAGCGGCTACTGGATCATTAAGAGCATTATTGGATAGTGCGGCTTTTGCTAATATGCAAGGTGGCTTTAAGTTAAAAGGTAGAGTGACTGGTGGTGAGTTACAGATCAACCCAGGTGAGTTTGCTGACTTAGATGCTACAGTGGATGATGTAAATAAAGCAATTATGCCACTGCCATTCAAAGAGCCTTCTAATACCTTGTTCAATTTAATGAACGCCATAACAGATGCAGGAAGAAGATTTGCCTCTACAGCAGATTTAAATGTAGGTGACGTAAACCCAAATGCCCCTGTTGGGTCTACAGTTGCATTAATTGAGCAAGGTAGCAAAGCGTTTAGTGCAATACACAAAAGACTACACTATTCACAAGGACAAGAATTTAAATTACTTGCAAAGCTAAATGCAGAATATTTAGATGAGTCCTTTCAATTTTCTATGGGTGGCGTAAGTCAAACAGTATATGCAAAAGACTTTGACGATAGAATAGACATAATACCAATCAGTGACCCTAATATATTTAGCACTGCACAAAGAATTGCCCAAGCACAAGCAGTTTTACAAATGGCACAATCTGCACCTCAACTACATGATCAGTATGAAGCATATAAGAGAATGTATGAGGCGATTAGAATTAATAACATAGATGAAATACTCAAGAAGCCAGATGAAGCATCACGAATTGATCCAGTGTCAGAGAATATGTCATTAATGTATGGCAAGTCTATAAGGGCATTCCCAGACCAAGACCACGAAGCTCATATAGCAGTTCACTTGCAGTTTATCCAAGACCCATCACTAGCTGGGAACCCTGGTGCACAAGCTATGCAACCAATATTAATTGCACATATAGCAGAACACATAGCGTTATTATATAGACAAAAAATGCAAGCGAGTATTGGTATGTCATTACCAAATCTTCCAGACTTGCGTGATCCTAAGTTTAAACTGGAAGATATTAATCCAGAACTAGATATGATGATCAGTCAAAGAGCAGCAGAAGTTGTAGCCAAGTCTCCACAAATGGAAGCAATTGCACCTTTAGCTAAAATGATGCAACAACAACAACAAAATCAACAACAACAAAATCCATTACAATATGCAGCAGAATTAGCTAAATTAGAAGCTGAAGCCTTAAAAGCTAGAACTGAAGTACAGATACAAGGCGATCAAGCTAAAGCACAACAGAAACTAGCTATTACAGATGCAGAAGCTAAACAAGATTTACAAATAGAACAAGCCAAGCTACAAGCTGATTTACAAGCTAAAGTTGCAAAGCTAGAGTTAGATTTGCAAATGGAACGAGAAAAGAATGCAATTAAACTACAACAGGAGACTATAAAAAATGCCAATAGTAATAACCCCACAAGGTGAATATATAGATTCAGTGACTGGTAATCCAGTTAATATCCCACCACAAAGACCAGACCTTGCTATGAGGTCAAGAACTGGTGCAACATTGACAGTTCCAGAAATGCAATCAGATATAGGTATGCAAGACCCAAATCTAAGAAATTTAAATATTCCACCTATGAGTCAACAAGAGTTACAAAATATGTTAACAGACCCAAACATGGGAATGGAAGGCGAAATGGCTAGAGAAAATATTCCTGCTAATTTAGATATGGGTATGGATAGTGAAATGCCTGCAGCGGATTTAAGTGACATAGACAAAGTTATGTTGCTTATGGATATGGGATTAACTGAAATGGATGCTATTGAGGCAGTTGCTAGAGAAAAAGCTATGGGAACAATAAGACCAGAAGAATTTGGTCAGCCTGTTCAAGCTGAACAACCTACTCCAATGCCAATGGCTGGACAAGCTCCAATGGCTATGCCTACACCTAGACCAGATGACTTAATGCAGAGACAAATGCCTATGGGTAGAGATAGAACATTTAATCCTAGAGATGCACTAAATCCTTTTAACGCACCAAATACATAAGAGGTAATTATGGCAAGAGGAGATGGAGCACTTGGTAGTCTAAGTCAAGATCAGTTTGGCAGTTTGTCCAAAGGGTTTGATATGTCTAATCCTATTGGTTCATTAGGTGGTATTGGTGTTAGTAAAGGTAGTGTACCTGGTTATGCATTAGGAATGACAGGGTTGTCTACTTCTCCAGTTGGTCTTGCTAACACAGCTATTGATGCATATGGAAGATACAGTGCAGAGAAAGCAGCCCAATCAGCATTAGGAATGAACAGAGGGTTTATAGATACAGTTACAGGAATGGTAACTAATCCAGCTATGGATACTGCTAGAAGCATGGCAGATACTAACAAAGATGGAAAAGTATCTACAAAAGAAGCTCAAAATTTTGGTATGAATAAAGGTTTGACTGCTTACAATGTTGGACTTAACCCAATGCAAGGTTATACACCAGGAACAGTTAATGTTAATACTTTAGGTAAGATTGATCCTACTGCTGGTGTTGTTGGTGGATATGAAAGCA